CGACAATGCCATCTGCTCGACCGCCGACGCCGGGGCGACCTGCACCGGCAGCGAGGCTGTCACCAGCAGCAACGAGGAACTGGTCGATCTTCGCAAGACCGTGCCGATGGTGCTGGGATCGGTCAGCGGCACCAATACGATCACGGCGACCACCAGCCCGGCCGCCACGTCGCTGCAGGACGGGCAATTGGTGATGCTCAAGCCGGCGGCCGACAATACCGGCGCCGTCACGCTCAACCGCGATTCCCTCGGCGCCAAGGACGTGGTGAGCCTCGGCGGTTCGGCGCTGGTGTCTGGCGACCTTAAGTCGACGTCGATCTACCTGCTGCGCTACTACGCCACCGGCAACCAGTACCGGGTGCTGACGCCGCTGGGCTCGGGCGGCACGGTCGGCCTGTCGCAGGGCGGCACCGGCTCGGCGCTCACCGATCCCAACGCCGATCGGCTGATGTTCTGGGACGACTCGGCAGGGGCTGTGGATTGGCTCACCCTGGGCTCGGCCTATGGCACGTCGACCACCACCCTGCAG